TACTACTTTACCAAGAGGTACATCTAAATTGCCTATTTTAGATATTGGTACTGTGGCTATTGCTTTGCCTCAAGGTGCCTCATTTAATATTCAACCTCAAACATTAAACTACTTAAACGGAACTAGTACATATGAATCATCAGGTTATGTAGCTATTATAGCTGATGTTAGATTAGCAAATACATTTGTAGGTACAGGTATTAATACAACTCAAGCTTCTTCATTAAATTCAACAACTACTCTTGGAACTAACGTGTCTAAGACAGTAATTGGTACTAATATTAGTATAACAGCTACAACTGTCAATGTTTTATTCCCAGCTGGTGTTGATCAAATTTCAACAACAATAACTGTGATAGGTAGAGATAGTGGAGCTAGAATAACAGTACCTTTTCAAGTAAATAAAAACACAACTTGTTAATAACATAAAAAAATTAAAATATGTCATTTAAAAGATTAGATCCTGAAGATTTTGTTGTAAGTGCTGATTCAATTACCTCTCCTGCTTGGTCAGGTGATGCACCTGCTTTATCTAACCTTTACACTTCATCAGTTCAAGAAGTAGGTACTAGTGGAAATTATTATCTAAATGTATATCAAACAGCATCAACAGATCCTTCAGCTCAGATACAATTTAATATAGCTTATGGTAACAAGTATGGTTCTGGTTCTATATTATATAACGCGGGAATTGATGGATTGTCTCCTACAAGAACTATTTATGGTCAATTCCGTAATTTAATATATGGAGATGAAAATACTGATTTTACATTTGGTGGTGTGCCTCAATCTGATTTTTACGCTATATCAATAGATAGAGCCCGTTATAAACAATCTTTATTCCCAGGCAGTTTAAACCTAACATTATTCTCAGGGTCATCTTATCGTATAAACTTAACAGACAATAGTTTAAATACTTCAACTATATCTTATTTAGATTGTGGTAGAGTATTCCAAATAGTATCAGGCAGCAATGGTTTAACTAACGCAACTAACCCAACTAACGCCATAGCAAACGGTATGACTGAGTCAGGATCATACGGTCTATTCCTCCCAGATATAGGAACTATTATTCTAAATGCTTCTGCTTTAGATTTACCCTCCTCTAAAGGTGGAATAGATCTTGGAACTTTAAGAAATAGTGACACTAATGATGGGAATAGTTCTAAATTATTTAGTAATAGTTCTAATAGAGGTTTAGTTTCTGGTAGCACTAACGTTAGTTCATTCTTTTTAAATAGTCAAGAAACAGTTACCTCAGATTTTGTATTTGTAAGAGCTAGAAATGGTGAATTCAATTATTCTGAAAACCCAAGTTTTATATCAGGAAGTAATGGATCTATTTTATATGATGTATTTATACAAAATCCTCAAACTTATATCACAACTGTAGGAATGTATAATGATAATAATGAGTTATTAGCTGTAGCTAAATTATCAAAACCACTTAAAAAAGATTTCACTAAAGAAGCATTAGTACGTGTTAAATTAGATTTTTAATGAATGGGTGCCTTCAAATCTTTAACCTCACAGGATGTTATTATAACACCATTTGTTGTCAATAAAAGTTTTTCTTTTATTGGATATACTGACTTTGGAGGTAACAATATTGAAAGACTACAAGGTACTAACATAACTGGAAGTTTTAATATTTCTGAAGCTACAACAGGTATAAATGATAATTTTTATCAAAGAGATATATATAATATAGCTAAACAGTTATATTATACTAATGAGTTACCTAATCCTGAGGGTATTTATATTGTTACTGATTTAAACAATAATATAATTGAGAATAACACTAAAACTAATGTTCATAGTAGATTTGATAATTATTTAAATTCAACTTTACATTATAGTTCTTCATTTAGGTATTTCCCAACTGGTTCTGATGATGTTATAGCTGTATTATCTATACCTAATATATTGTATGGTGATTACATCAACCCAGGTAGTTTTGTTTTTCAACCTATTGGAGCAGGAAATTTATATAAAGATAACGGAGAAGGATATATAGTTAATTATTATAATACTCAAGAAGTATTTGGTGTAATAAACTATCAACATGGAACAGTAATATTTACTAATCCTGATTTTGAATTTAGTGATTTCTTTGATCCTACTAATCCAACCGTTTATGTATCTTTTCAAAGTGCTAGAACTATTTATGAAACCCAATATAAATGTACTCTTAGAGAAAATGAATTTAATTATTCATTAAATCCTAGCATAATCTCAGGTAGTAATTTTACAAATCCTTTAAACTCATCTTGTTCTATAGATATTAGAGGTCAAGTATATGATTTTGTAACAGGTTCAGTCTGGACTCCATATGTAACAACTGTAGGGTTATATAATGAAAGTAATGAGTTATTAGCTGTAGCTAAATTATCTCAACCTTTACCAACAAGTAGAACTACGGATATGTCAATATTGATAAACTTAGATAAATAAAATGGCTTTACAACCTATAGAATTTGGAGATATCATAACTAATAATGATCTAATCACAACTAAATGTTGGTCAGATGGTACTTCATCATTAGGGAACTATGAAAGCAATATATTTACCTCATCAGTTCAAATTAATAGTAATACATATCCTTATTATTTAGACATATATAATTCAAATCCAGATACTGATCCTAATGCTGAAATACAATTTAGTCTAATATATGGAGATAAACAAGGATCAGGATCTGTTTTATATGACCCAAATATAGATGGTTTTTCTCCTTCAAGAACAATTTATGGTCAATTTCGAAATCTAATTTATGGTGATGAAAATGCTGAGTTCAATTATGGTGGAGTGACATCTGATTATTTTGTAGCAATTGTTATAAATAGAGACCGTTATCGACAATCTCTAATGCCTGGTAGTTTTAATATACAATTAAATGGTAGTCCTTTTACAGATGATAGTAATATGGTTTCTGCTCCTAATTATCTAGATTGTGGTCGAGTATATCAAATAGTTAATGGATATAGTGGATCTGGATTATATAATAATTATGGTTTATTCCTCCCAGACATTAGTACTATTGTATTTAATGGAGATGCTTTACCTTTTGCTATAGATAGAAGTAGTAATGTTAATAATGAAAATACTTTAAATTTTAAATCCCAAATTGATACATTTTCTCTTCTTAGTCAAGAAACAGTCACGTCAAACTATGTTTTTATAAGAGCTAGAAATAGTGAATTTAATTATTCAACAAATCCAAGTTTCATATCTGGTAGCACAGGTCAAGTATTATATAAAGAATTTGTTGATAGTCCACAAACGTATATAACAACAGTAGGTTTATATAATAATAATAATGATTTGTTAGCTATAGCTAAGTTAGGTAAACCTTATGCTAAAAATTTTACTAATGAAGCATTAGTTAAAATTAATTTAAATTATTAATCACAATGAATAATTGGTTTTGGTATGAAAATATGGGAATTAAACAGTTTACTACTATTGAAGATTTCCCAGAAAATAGTTTTGGATTTATATATAAAATTACTAATCAAATAACAGGTAAATTTTATATCGGTAAAAAAAGTCTTTATCATAATATAAAGAAAAAATTAACCAAAAAAGAATTAGCTGAACAAACAGGACCAGGTAGAAAATCAGCCACTAAAAGAATTCAAAAAGAATCTGATTGGATAACATATTGGGGTTCTAATAAAGAAATATTAGAAGAAATAAAAATTAAAGGTAATTTAGCATTCCAAAGGGAAATCCTTAAGATAGTTAACACCAAAAAAGAATTAACATACTGGGAAATAGCGTACCAATGCCAGTATAATGTATTACTTATAGATAGTTACAATGATAATATATTAGGAAAGTTTTTTAAAAAAGATTTCGCTTCCTAGATAGTTTTTCATATCTTATACAAGTATGGTAAACCAGTTATTAATAACCCTAGTGGATTCTGTTTTAGGTAAAGGTAAAAATACCTCTAAAAACAATCGAGCATATACTTGTCCTTTCTGTAAACATCATAAACCTAAACTTGAAGTAAACATGGATACTAATGCTAAAGGTGACAATCCTTGGCATTGTTGGGTATGTAACACAAAAGGTAGAAAATTATCACGTTTATTCAAACATTTAGAAGTACCATTAGATAAATTACAATCTTTACAATCCCTAGTAGGGACCTCTAAATCAGAACATGTAGAAGTTAATTTAGAGCAGGTTAAATTACCTGAAGAATTTATTCCGCTAATTGATGTAACTTCAAATAATATCGTTGGTAGACGCGCTTTAGTCTACCTAAAACGTCGCGGTATTACTAAATACGATATCCTAAAATACAATATTGGCTATTGTGAGCATGGACCTTATTCTAATATGATTGTCATACCTTCATATGATGAAAAAGGCAATTTAAATTATTTTACTTCTAGAGGATTTGAAGAATTTTCTAGATCTAAATATAAAAATCCAAATGTATCAAGAAATATTGTTCCGTTTGAATTTTTTATAAATTGGAATGTACCTATCATCTTATGTGAAGGTCCATTTGATATGATGGCCATTAAACGTAATGTAATACCATTACTAGGCAAAAACATTCAGGATAAATTAAAGAAAAAATTAGTTACCTCACAGGTACAAAAAATATATATAGCATTAGATAAAGATGCTATTAAACAAGCTTTAACATTTTGTGAAGAACTATTAAACGAGGGTAAAGAAGTATATTTAGTAGAATTAAAAGATAAGGACCCAAGTGAAAT